GTTCCTCTCGACGGAACAGCCCTTCCAAGCGTCAGCATATTCAAGACCGATAAAGTAATCGGCTGTGGACATGAACTGAATTGAGCGACCGAGGTAGAAAAGAGCCTGATTAGTGTCCTTGGGGGGATCGTCCTCAATGTAGCTGGGGATTACCTCAAGCTCTTCGTCGAAAACGAGCTCGGCGAGCTTGTGCATTTTTTTCATGCTTTTTCGGATATTCTCTTCCGTTCTGCCCTTCATAGGGCAACTGATAAACAGCTTTTTCATAATTCCTCCTATTTAGTAGCTTTTTTATTAGCCCACACAGCCTTGGACGATACGCTATGCCCAAAGCCTGGTGATTGCTCACGCTCATTAAGCCTTGTGCGGCCTGTTTCTGAACAGAATTTATCGAGCTTTTCCTCTCTGCGCTTCAGCTTCACCGCTGATTGCTGGAAATCTCGATATAACTGCTCGGATAATTCTGCACTATTCGATGCTTGGATAGCCTCATTAAGCACTACGCATTCTTTCTTTGCCTCACGTACAGAACGCTCCAGAGCTCTCTGTCGCTGGCTGTTTTCGTAGTCCTCTAAATTGGTGCGCCCCTCATCTTTTGAGGGGTCCTTCGAAAATGCCCTCCGCGACAAACCCTCGAAATACGGCCAGAAGTTGTGATAGCAGTTCCAACCGCACAGCCCGTCACCGTCGCCGTAGCCCGTTTCTTGATAGAAATCTTTGTACTTGCCGCTTTTGCCGCTTATGCAATATACCTCGCCTTGCCACTCTGCATGGGAAGGACGTGCGCCAGTGTGCGAAGATACCTCAACGAGCTCACAGCCTAAATCCTCGGCACGTGCGAGCTGAAGCTTTGCGACGGACTGATTACAGCCTGTGACAATAGCTCGTCTTGTTGCGGCTTCCATGCTGTGATTTGCTCCAGAAGGATATGCGACGCTTTCAATGTTGCCCTTTGCGAGCTCGTTTATCGAGCGTCTAATAGCTGTTGTCGTATCAAATGCACCTGACATTATCCCGAGGTAAGCTTTGTCAGCGGCGTTCCTAAACGCTAATTCAGAAGCTTTAGCGGTGGTATGGGTGTAACTCTCCAACAGCATTTTTGTTGTTTTGGTACCTTGCAGAAGAATTGCTCTTTGTGCAGGGGTAAATTCAAGCAATGCAGCTTCTATGCCTGCGGCGAGGAAGATTTCATTATCTGCCTCCATAGCAATTTTGGCAGCTTCAAGGAATAAGTGATCCACTTCTTTGGTTGACTTTCCATACGCTTTTTCAAGTGCCTTTGCAACATCACCGTTAAGCACTCCGAGCTGTCGAGCCTTCTCAATCTGCCATTCGGCGGTTTCGGTGAGATATCCGTTCTTCGCAATACGCCGTGCTATATCCGATAATATTTCCTCTTCGGTTTCTGCCCAAATGAGAATAATATCGTCGGAACAGCCTGCAAGAAACTCGGGAGTAAGCATTTATCACTCCTCCGCTTCGGGCTCTTTTAAGGGGTCTTTGCCAAAACCGAGGATTTCATCATCGGTGAGTTCACTTGCCTCTCCAACCATGGCTTTGGCTGTGGCTTCGTCCTCACCGTACCACTTCACGCGATATTCCCATTTCTTCATGAGCCCCTGAGAGACTTCCTGCTGGTCTCTCAGGCGCTCCGCTTCGGCATCAATGATAATGGAGTCGTCCCATACACACTGAACATCAATATCACCATCGGGGCAAAGCTCATAAAGCAACGCAATAGTCTGCATTGCGTATATAAGCTCGTTGAGAGCGTCTTCCACGGCGGTTTGAATATCACGAATAGTTGCATATGTCCGCTGCTTATTTATCCGCAGCTCGGTTGCGGTACGAGCTTCTACCTGTGCATCAGACAAAGTGCCACGGCTCAAGCAGCAAGCATCTTCAATCTGCATCAGAAGGCGGTTAAGGCCGGACATATAATTGCTGTCACGGAGCGTCGGAGCCCATTCTTTGAAAATCTCGCTGTCTTTCGCCAGAGCGATGTCAATGGCATTGGTACGATAGAGGCGTTCTTTTCCTTTCGGAAGTTTAGGCTCCAAGTCCACAGTATCGAATGCGTCTTCGGAAGCATCAATAGCGAGTTCGCCGCCTTCATACTCCCACAGCAAACGCTGATACTGCTCGTCTGCATCACGAATGAGACCGACGGCACGAGAATAGACGGACACGCCGAGAGGGGAGTGACTGTCTATCGTGTTTCCTATGGGGATTTTGATATAGGCAAATTCGGTACCATGCATATCCTCAATGACTACTTCGGGATCGATTTCAGCCCAATCCTCAACTTCGGTGAGGCTGCACTGCTTTCCGAGGTTTTCATCGGTGACGGATTTGTAGCAAGTGTTCTTGATTGTGTATGTAGTGCCGACAAGCTCGTGATATTCGAGGCGGCTGAACACTTCTTTTCCTATCCATTTGCGATACACGAAATATCCAGCAGTTATACTGCCGTTGCTTTCATAAGCCGTAGGATAGAACATGTTTGCCTGAACGGTTTCGACGACGATTTTTTCTCCGTTTACAACGGGCTTGAGAACAATGCCGCCGCCAGCACACGCATACTCGACAATTGTTCTGAGCCTTTTTCGGACAGGCTTCATCTGCTCGTCAATGAATGTCGCCATTTTCGAGCCGCTTATATTGATTTCAGCCTCAAGCGTAACCATACGGGCCATTTCGGAAGCAATGATTGCCGGTAATCCAAGTGACTGCGGATTTTTGGACAACCACGGTGCGTTGCCGCTGTACATGTTGAGCCAAAGGTCAACCCGCTCCAGCATTTCATCGCTTGTGATATTTGAGGATTTGGTTACCTCCGTTACGCTCGACATGAAGCTTTTCCTAAACACGCCTTTTACCCCCTCGAAAAAGTTTTTCCAATTTTCAAAAAATCCCAAGTTAACCACCTCTTTCAGCGGCGATGAAGCGGCTTGCATCACGCTCTATTGTGAATTCAAAGGCACGAATAACGCCCGTGTCGTCCGCTTCGGCTCTGCCATCATCAGATTTTCTTTCACTCCATTTTGCGGAGCTTAATGCCTGCGACAAAGGAACGCAGTCCTCTGTCATTTTTAACCTGCCTTGTGCAAGCAGGCGAGTAGTAAGCCTGATTCTATCTGTTTCAGGAGTATCAGCGTTTGCAAGCACTCTGATTGATAGATGGTTTACATCGGTTGCGTTTTTGACGGCTCTATACAAAAACAGCTCTTTCTTATCGCAGAAGCAGTTTTTGATAAGACCATACTTTTGAATGATTTTTCTGCAGAATGCAACGTAAGCGGTCCCGAGAGCCTGCGTCTCGACCTCTCCGTCAACCTTTTCCGCAGCAAGGACAACTACATTTTTGTGCCCAGACGTAATGCCCGTAGCAACGAGGTAAGTACCATTGCTCGAGCTTCCTACTGCAATTCCGACGTTGATAGTCTCCAGATAGCCCGTCTGAACAGTTTCCGCTTTAATGATGATGCTTGCGGACTTCTCCACAAACTGATTGTATATCTTTTTGCTTTTCAGAACGGAAAGCGCAACTGCATCTGCACGGTCAGGAGATTTGATGCCTCGCTCTTTCATTTGCTTTTTGCTTTCGAGCGTAAGCTTTCCAGAGCTGTTAAGCGAATATTTACGCACGGAAAGTTGAGCAACAAGGTCATTGTCGTTCTCAATGGAGATCTCTCCGTCCTGCATCAAATCCCTGATAATGCCCCACATAAATGTGGAAATATCGGCGTAATTGTCTTCGCCTTCCTTTGGAGGCTTCGACCCGAAGTTAATCGGAACGATTTCCAAACGGTCAAGATGCTGTTCGGCTTTTACTTCCTCAAGACGGTCAGTAACGCCGCCGCCAAGACCGGTATCATCAATGTTTGCTGTAATCGGTCCTAAATACTCTGGGAATTCAGTTATCGCTTTGCGGTAAAGCAAAACAATATCGCCAACAGTCTCCATTAAGGATTGACCGTGGCGAACAATCGGAATTGATATTCTGCCGTTTACATTACGGGCTATTACGGTTTCGTCGTCGCCGTACCTGGCAACGTCAACACCGAGTACGATTTTGTATATAGGAACGTCTTCAAGCTCGGTTATTACCGCTTTTTCGATAAGAGACAAGGGGATGAACACATCATCCTCTTGCAGCGGAAACTCACCGAGGACACGGACACGGAACACATTGCTCTCTCTGCCGTATTTCTCGGCAAGCTGCGCAATGTTGTCCTTGTTCGTTCTCGGGCTGTCTTCGCTGTTTATCGTGTGGCAGCGGTAACGCCCTCTGTCAGATGTGTGGGAATCATAGAATGTGCCGGAAGTCTTTGTCGGGTTTGACATCAAAACGAGCTTGTTGTTTACGCCCGAAAGAGTACCGAGAATTGCTTCCATGATGGGCTCGGCAATACCCGAAGCCTCGTCACAGATAAACAGCATATTATCTTCGTGGAAGCCCTGCATGTTCTCGGGCTTTGTTGCTGTTCTGGCCGTCGCAAACCAGCGAGTCTCCTCGCCGACCATATAAACATAGGTCTTTGTCCAACGGAGAACAGCCGATATTACGGGAGATTTGCTTAACCACTTATCTATTTCAGCCCACAGCACATCGTTGAGCTGACGAGCTGTTGGAGCTGTTGCGATAACCTTCGAATAGGGGAAACAGCACAGAAACCATATTACGATTACAGCTTCAATGCTCGTTTTGCCTACGCCTTGCCCTGATTTAACCGATACTTTATTGTGAGCGGCTATATCATTGAGAACATCAGCTTGCCATGGATCGGGCTCGTATTTGAGCATTTCTCGTGCAAATAAAACGACATCTTTCTGATACTTCGGAATGCGTTTTATGAAGAAATCAAACATGATTTGGATATCATTCCGCATGTGAGCCCTCCGTCAGAGCCTTTACCCACGCAGAAGCTATCTCATTTTTGCCGCCTCCGCCACGCTCGATTTGGAGACGGGCGAGGTCAGCGATACAACGCTGCTTCTGATTTTGGCATTTGGTAAGAGCTTCTTCAAGGCGCTGAACAATATCGTATGTAGCTTCGGATGTGGTAGTGACATGATATGCATGACCTGGCAGACGATCTCCGTTTGCAACCTTTTCTTCGATTGCTTCTTCATACATTTGCTGTTCTTCGGCATCCTTGAACTCTCGCTTATCTTCCGA